CCGTTGCTGTCAACATCGAAATCTTCCTGTGCAAAACTAGCCAGTCCCTTCTGTTCCGTTGCTTCAGCCGCGAGGTAGCGCCAACCTCCAGAATCGCCGCTGGAATGAGTAGGAGCGCCAGCACCAGCATTAATTGATGTAAGTGCTTGATAAACCTTCGATGCGTTTTGGATAATGTCATATCTGACATAAGCAGTCCCTGCAGCATAGTTAGCATACTTACTACCCTCAGTAGCAGTAGCAATAGGCACATTTGTTGCACTTGTTAAACGACCATATTGGTCAACTGTAAATTTCGTAGCGTTTACAGTTTGTGTGCCGAAAGGCTCATTATTACCGCCTACCGTTGCAATTGATGTTAGTGACTCAGTATTGTAGTCACCAGGGACAACAGTAGTATCAATTAGATCAAGTGCGGGATTGCCACTAATACCATTACCATTAGAAACACTGATTCTACCAGCACTACCAGTGATTGCCCTGGTGGTCATATTACCAGGACTAGTTCTGATAATAATTCCGTTTGTAGTAAGATCTGTAATTGCCTGCAGATCTAGATTATATGCTTGTGCGTCTTCACCAACTGTAGTTCCATTCAACCCATATTCCGCAAGGGTCATGTTGGAAAGTGCTACAGCCTGCTTAACCCTACCGTTAGCATCTACTGTAACTTTAGTGTAAGTTCCTGAAGAAGTTTGCGTGCCATCATAGTGCAGCAAGTCAGGCATAATTTTGAGATTGGTTTGAATCTCAACGTTATCGCCACCATCAAATAGTGTAAAACCTTCTACGTCTCTAGAAAGTAGAATCTGTCTTTGAGAAGCAAGTCTCGAAGTGGTAGAAGCATTACCAATAAGAGTAGCGGTGATAACACCTGCTTGGAAGTTGCCATCAGCATCCCGTTTAACAAGAGTATTTGCTGTGTTTGAGATTGCTTCAAGAGGTCTCTCATATCTCAGTGTATTCCACGCGGAAACACCGTCACCGATTTTGATACGTCCCGTATCCAGCTCGATCCCTAATTCGCCTTGAGCAAGTGTGGGGTTTGCGTTTGCCCATTCCTGAGCGCCACCTCTTCTTAGTTGAATTCTATTTGCCATTTTTTACGACAACCCGTACAGATAAAATGCTTCTGAGTTATTTATGCCATTAAAAAAGGGGACTTGCGCCCCCTTTGATCATTCTGCGTCTTCTTCATCTGGAGGAGCGGACATAGTTTGCTCCTCCGAATAATATTCAAGAGTTTCAATCGCACCCTGAAGTTTCAAGGCAGTGATTTCATTCTCTTTAATTTTTTCTGCAAGTTTTTTATTCTCTTCTACAACTGCAGCAAAACGCTCTTTAAACTGCCCAAGCATTTCATCTTGGGATACCTTTTCAATCGTCATGATGTTTATTTTGATTTTGGACTAACGTTAGTAAGAGTGACTTGATATCACTCATTTCAGATTTTAACTGAGAAACCTCTTTTTGTAAAGTCTCTTTCTCAGTTTTCGCTTTTTGGCGTCCATTGTAGGATGCCATATATTTATCATATTCGGATTTGTTTCCGTTTACAATAGCATTAGTGGAGGGGTCTCTATACCACCCCTCCTTTCCATCAACAGGAATTAGATCTTCAAAGTCATTCATTAGGTTGCGAGAGCAATAGCACGAAGGTCAGCAATTAGTGGGATTCTTGCCTGGTTTGAAGATCTCATTACAATCTTGATTTGGAATGCATTGAAATTCAAACCACTTACCTCGTAGTAATAATCTTTCCAAAGAATTTCTTCTGAAGGAGAAGAATCATACTGAAGAGGTGCTGGCATTAGAGTCCAACCAAGGTCTTCAGGAGTTGCGGTATCACCTGTGTTGAAAGTTCTGTAATACAGTTTCACTTCAGACTGTGGTGGACGAGACATCTGGAAGTCTACTCTAATAGATCTAGACTCTCTAATCAATCTCGCCAAACGAGTTACATAAACCGCATCGTTTTGATCACCGAATGGTAATGTAGAAACATCCTGAGTAGGATCAATATTATTTTGTTGACCATATGGATCGGGTCCACCAGGCCATTCATTAATACGATTAGTTGTTGTAATCAATGAGCATCTGTCAAGGTCAACAACAGGAGAAAGGGTTGCCTTCTCTGTAGAAAGATCGATCAACATGGTAAGAGACTTACCACCATTCAGTTTGTTTTGCTCGTTAATTTCAGAGCAAATCATTCTTGGATTATCAAAGAAGTTGAGATCATTCAGAGTGATAGGCGTATATGTGCCATCATTAATGAATGATTGTTGATCAACATTAGCAGATCCATCACCAATAGATGTAGCACTGGTTGTATTAATTCTTGCAGTAATCTCCGTTTCAGGAAGATTCATTGTAGAAATAGTAGGTGTTAGAGTCTCAAACTGGACGTTTTGAGTAGCAAATACATTGCTGCCGCCACCTCTGATACCATTGGTTGCTACACCATTGATATGTAGCATATAAGTATCCAACCAAGGACAAGAAATACTAGTATGTGTTTTATTAAGATCGATTAGAGGAATGCCATCTAAATTATAACACTCAACAACAGCTCCTGATGTATGAGATACATCATCTGTGCCATTTGCTCCTCTACCCGAAGTTGCAACTGTGATAGTTTTACCATCAGCAGAGATATCAGAATACTGAATAATCTCATCTCCGATCTTAAGATAACCAGGATTGACAATACCATATGCAGATCCATTGATAATCTTATGGAATTCGCTAGCATCATCTACAGAAATTGAAGTAGATCCAGCAGATAATGCACTGGTCAGAGTAGTAGATCCAATCTCAGATACAATACCTTCAACCTTGATATTGTTAGTTCTGTTATGCATACCATGATTTCTATGGTATACCAAAACTTCTCTCTCATCATTTCCATAAGAAGGTGTAGCAGATAGATAACCTCCGATTGTATCTCCGCTGTAAGTTGCACTTGCAAAAACGCAAGTTGCACCGCCAGGTTCTTCAATCGTTTCACTTGCACTAAACTGACCACTCACATAATTTACAGTGATATCACTTCCATTAATTTCAGTAATAATACCAGTTGCTGCAGATGTTTGACCAGTAACTGTATCACCAACTTCAAATGTGCCGATGATTGTATTTACGGTAAGGACAGCAATTGCTTGAGAAGATAGGATATTGTATGTGTTTGAGGTGCCTTGAATCCAAGATCCACTAACATTATCAACGGTGATAATATCAGTAGTTTCATCATATTCAACAACTGTTGCTTGTGCAGTTGTTGTTACCTGAGTTAGTTGTGCGCCTGCAGTATAAGTTGAGTTGGAAAGACCAGACTGCAACTGAAGTTTTGGTTTGATGGTCAAAATAGGATTGTTAATCATCCTATGAATACCACCATTACCTCTACCCTGAGGACTATTATTCAGAGCAACTGTGCCTGTGCTTTCGGTGAAGTTTGCGCGATAAACCGTAAACTTCAAATCTTCATACTGGTCAGCAGTCCAGGTAGATGCGTTTTGTGACTTGAAGAGCACACCAGCATAAGGTTGCTCAGAGATCGTCCTAGTGCCAGTAACATCAACGTCACCCATTCTAGAGATCCAAACCTTATACTCGTTAGAGTCAGATAGAAGCACGAAACAGTATTCAACAGAAGACTTAATGTAAACAGGTGCTCTGAATGTAAACTTGGTTGGGATTGCTGCAGTTTCAGAAGTATCTACTTCATCAGGTGTGATGGTAACATCAGAGAAAGGAAGAATAGTCTTTGTGGGATAACCATTTTCCATGGTCCTGATCTGCATCGAGATAGGAATATTGGTGTCTTTGGTATTGAAGAAGATCTCAACACCTGTCAAGAATACACCACCTTCCTCTTCAACAATGAAGGACTGTGCAAGAGGGTCATACCAACCAACCTGTCTCTCTTCAACTCTAGTTGTCTGCACAACTCTTTCTTCACTAACAGTGTCTTGGACAATCTCAGCGTTTCTAACTGCAAGAATATTTTCTTGGACAACACGAAGTGTGCCGCTTGCAGAGTAAGTTGTCTGTGCAGAAGATTCTACAGTGCCAGGTTGAGAACTATTAGTTTCATTTGTGGTGAATCTAACGTTTCTTGTGCCTGTTGCCCAACGGGGATTAGCATCATTCTTAGGCGAAGGAATGAAGAATGTGCCTTTCAAAGATCCAACGTTATCAGTGAGGAGACGACGATCTCTTACAACTGCTCTAGCACCAGAAGTTTGACCAACTAAAATTTCGCCAACTTGCATGTTACCGAAGAAGTCTGGAGAAATATTCTCAGCAATAGCAGTAATATCATGATTTAGATAAGCAGTCTGAGAAGAGTAGGTTGTGGGAAGTGCCTCAGTGCCTGTGCCATAAGGATTAGTTTTATATCCATCATCAGGAGCAACAACCTTTATCTGACATCCAGAAGTTTCACCAATTACAGTTTCACCGACAACAAAAGGAGTTTCATTTGTTCTTGCATCTTCAGCAGAATTTTTTACAAGCTCAATAACTTTTGGTGTAATATAATTTGTAATCGACTTACCATCAAAGAATGCATAGAATTTAGTGCGTGGTTTCATACGAGCAACATTGAAACCAATGTTTCTGGATCTAATCCAAGGCACAGCAGACTGAGATAGGATAGTATCACCTAAAGATTTACGCTCAATCTTGGGCACAACTTTGGTGCGAATACCTTGACGTGCCTGGTTATTAACGACTCTAAACTCCTGACGCTCATGCAGGTAGAAAAGACCTTGACGACGTTGACCGTGACCAGCACGACCCAACTGACGACCAATACCATATGTGCCAGACTGAGATGTGAATTGACTTGAAGAAGTTAGCGTTTCACCAGTCCAGTTAGTTTGCCAGGATCCCCACTGAATAGGAGCAAATCCATTTTGATCAACTCCAAGATCTCTAGAAACGGAGGAGAAGTCACCCTCAACGTTTTCAACACGAGCAGGAAGGCGATCAATATCAATCCAGTCATCAGATGCTGGAGTTAGATCAACACGACCAATGAATGTAAAGACGTTGAATGGGTTTACATTCTCAGTCCTAGATGCATAAGGTTGAGTGATAATTGCCACATCTTCGTATGGAAGCATGAGGACATTACCCTCAGTCTTTACAATATTAGTAGATGCAGATTCATCAAATTGTAAACCGACATTAGTTGTGAAATGCTGAGGACGAAGTTGACCCTCTCTAAAGTCTAGAGAGCACTTGTAATCAACACTATTGACATTACCAATAGTATGATCGGTGAAGTCGTCTACAACATATCCATTTTTAAGACGATCAAAACCATTTTCATCATATGTCTTAGTATTGTCTGCTTGAGACTCAAGCATAGACAAAGATGTATAGTATTCAACGTGAGTCAATCTTTGCTCAAGATCGCCAATGTCCTTCATCGTATAACGACGAATAACCTCTTGTTTAATCAAGACATCTCTTTCTGGATCAAATACATAAGGTTTGTATTCAAGAGTTGCAAGGAGAAGAGAGTTATCAATGTTTCCAGGTGGAATCAGATACTTACCAGAAACACCCTTAACAACCTTAAGATTGCCATCATGGGTTAGATACAACTTATCAATTCTGGGTAGATACCAGGAGTAGTCTGCACGGAAGGACGAATTGACCTGCATGATATCAAAGATTGTCGATCCACCAGCAGTATCAAATACTCTAGAAGCAAAATCTAAGGTTGTGCAATTTACAAAGTATGGTGCGCCAATTCCTCCAGATCCAGATACCAATTCCTTAACACCAGGACGGAAGTCAATCTGGTCACGAATAAACTTAATAGATCCATCCAGTTTATAGTTGGGAATCTCTTTGAAAAGAATACCGCTATAGGATTCAGCAGCAAAATAGTCACCAGATGCTTCATGAATAAAGTAATCGAAGATGACAAGCAATCTTCTAGAAGGATCAGTTGTGCCAGGAAGTCTTTGTAACTTAGAGCAGTCATAGAAATTAGTTCTCTGACCAGCATTCAACTCGTAGTTTTCCGTGATAACTTTACTACCAGCGAAAATAGATCCATCAGCATCATCGATAATACCAGTGATATCTTCATCGCTAGCATTCAATCCTTCAATTGTTTCACCAGCAACAAATCCAATCTCATTCAGAGAAACATAATATAGTCTTAGGTTGGTGTTTGTAAATGAAATGACACGACCTCTCGCACCAGAAGTTTTACCAACAATCAATGTGCCAGTTGCAAAGAATGTTGATTCTGTAAGAGTTACATATGGTGGTGATGCATCGTTATCATCTAATGATTCGTAAATAGCATGAATCTTATAGACATCATTCAGACCAAAGGAAATTTGTCTATCTTCAACTCTAGTGCCAAAAAGTGTGCTGTATTGTAGACGCTGCTGAAGAGCAGTATTGTCAGTATTTCTCAGGGTCTTAATAACCTTGAGAGATCTCATCTTAGAAGCAGTCTTAATCTTTTTAACTACAGTATTTTTAGATACAAGTGCAGTTAGAGTAACTGTAGCAACGCTACCTAGACCACCAATAGAGAAAGATTGATTGTTAGCACCAAAAGATGCTGTGAGATTACCTGCATCTACCTGGGCATCAACATCAATATTAGATCCATTAGTCCAAGTAGAGTCACCATTATCGTTAACGATGGTAAGAATATAGTTTTCGGAGTTTAATGCTGCAAAGGATTCCGTTTCAGGAACTGTAAATGTAATAGATCCTGAAGTTACAGTTTTATTTGCAAAGTTTCTGTAAACAAAGAATGATTCATCACTAATTGATTTCATTCGATCTTCAGGAAGGTCAAATGACAATTCGCCGTTTTGATAATCTTTCTGGAAAACAAATGGGCGTAGTCTTACCAACTCACTGTAATCATCAGTGGTAACTGTGCCTACTGATAGAGCAGTGTCGAGTGCTGCAATTTGATCTGCATAATCAAAGATAACATCTGCATCGGCAACTGTAGACTTCTTATTGAGGGTTGTAGTTGCAATTGCAGTGGGATCAACTCTCTCAATACGAACTGTATTATTACCTGTATAGTCAGAAATTGTTGGAGTAACAACATCTCCAGGTCTCAAATCTTTATCAAATCTAGTGCGGAAACCTGTAAGCTCACTATCACTACCAACGTCAACGTTAATAGTAGAAGATTCAATAGGTCTTGCATCATTCAGGACAAGATTGCAACCAAATCTAATATTTTGGGTAGCATTACGACCGAAAGCAGATCTAGCATCAGTCAAACTGAAAGTATGTGCTGCTTCTAGTGTGCCGACATCAATACCATCAACTTGAAGGATTTCTCCATTGATAAACTCACCACTAACTTGCTCAAGATAGACATAGTGAGTATTGTTTCCAGTATTAGCAATAGTACCGAAAGCACCAGAGGTCTTACCAGCAATTCTGGTATTAGTAGCATATGGAGTTACGGCATTAGCAATGTTTAATACTGTCCACATTTGGACATCAAAGAACCACATATCGTAGATAGGTTCGTCAACATTACCATCAGGTGCAAATGGATTTGTGCCTGCATTAACAGTAGATGCCTCCTGCAACTGAATAAGTCTAGCTCTACCAATAAGGTTAGCACCTGACTTGGGAGTAGAAGTAGCATTTACAGTCCAATCATCATACAATTCAATTGTTTGATATGCAGATGCAACACCATCACCAGTGATTTCAGGCCAACCATATACATCATAAACTTTCAGGAAGTTGCCTAAGTTAAAGTTGATGATAGAGTTTTGGACTGAATCAAAATCTCTGGGTTTATCTACATCAACATATTGAGGAGCAATAAACTCGTTACGGTATCCTCTAATATATGCCTTACCAGGAGAAATTTCAATCGCTAACTTTTCTTCTGTAGCAGTATTTCCTTGTCTAGACTTTTCGTTTTTATTGTAGACACCGTTATTGAAACCATCATTAAGATGCTCTCGCATCGTGACGCTGTAAGTGTCGATAACATAATCGCCACTTTCTTCAAAAGTTCTTCTAGCGAGTGCTTTTTCTAACTCACTATATTCTGTCCTAGTTACAAAGTTTTCAACTCTACTATTGTTGATCCTGAGTAATTCTAGGAAATCTTTATCTGCTTCATCAGTAATTGTCTTCTTGACAAACTGAGTGCTAATTTTTAAACGGTGAGCGCCTGGAGCAGCATAGTTTGAAGTGCCTGCTGCATTATCATTGAGAGACTCATCATCTTCTGGAGTAATAATTGATTCAAAAACTTCCAGACCAATACGATAAGAAGCACTACTAGAATATTGCTCAAGGATAATATAAGATGTAGGGACATCAACAAAGTGTCCTCTAATGAAATAAACACCATCACTAATATATGCAACAGATCCTACGCCAGTTGCATCAACTGGAAGTAACTGTGCAAATGGAGTGCCAACCTCAATAAGTGTAGATCCAAATGTAATCTCATCATCAGAGATTAACTGCTCATTGGTTTGGAAAGTTTTTAGAGTTGATTCAGAAGTTGTGTCACCAGAGTCAATATATTTTACATATAGTGTAATATAACCCTTTTCCGAATCTGTTGCACTTAGAGAGAAAAGGACTTTTGCCTTGATACCTGTTGTTAGTCCCTCAACAATCTTTCCTTCTAGTTGAGTTCTGTAACTCTCAACATCTGTGCCGAGGAAAGATTCCTGTAACAGCACTGCCTGGACATTTAGATCGTAACCAACTTGACCTGGGATGACCATCGCACCATCCTTGAAGAAGTGCGTGCCAATTGACTCTACCTGATTCTGAAGAATCGACTGCATAGTCGTCAATTCACGAGCCTGAATCGGGAATCCAGGACGGAAAAGAACTCTATAGAAGTTTTTATTCTTATCGAAATCCTCGTAATAAGGAGTTACGTTGAGGTTAGTATTCTGGGGCATCTTAGAACTCGATTACGATTTTAATGTCTTCTACTTGGTCATTTGCGCGACTGATCGCACGTCTATTATCTATATAGACCACCTGTCCTGTGCCTGATTTCAACTCAGGTTTAGCATATCCACTGTTAAATTTCATACCAAGATCATACTCAGTATTGTTAATAACTCTAGATGATGTATTAGGAACTGTGGGGAAGTTTACATCTGGTTGACCAGCAGCACCAGAAGTTGCCCCATTAATAATATTCGATCCATCAAACTCGTTTAGAGTACCTGTAACTTCAGGGAAAATACCATCAACAGAGTTTTGATAATACTTCAAAACTTTAGTTGTAGGATTCCAAGAAATAACACGACCACGAGCAGTAACACTCTGTCCACCAACCGTGCGAGTTTGAGTAATAATCTCGTCAGGAGAATAATTACCTTGGAATGAAGGATTAAAGATAACTGCTTTTGTGCCAGAAATGGTCAAGTCAGAAATCAATTCTTCTGTGCCAAACTTTAGAGGATTGGTGATAAGACCAATACGACGATAATCGTTATCGATTGGGAAGTCGCCAGCGCCCTCGTCGTAGGACAACTTAGCATTAATCATTACTCGATATGCACCCATCTCAATGATGGGATCGAATCCATGACCATTTGGGGGAGGAATAATAACGTCAACTTGAGCACTGTTTCCTGTGCCAATACCTGTAATATTGTCAACACTAATTTTACCGAAGGTATAACCCGTGCCACCAGAGGTTACAGTAGCAGAAATAATTTTACCACCATCTACAACGATAGAAACACGACCACCAGTGCCGTCACCATTAATAGAAACGTTGTCATAGGTGCCATTATTATAACCACTACCTGCAGATGTGATAACAACAGTATCAATTTCACCAGTAACAGCGTTTGTTTTTACTGCATCATTGATAAAAACAGGCATGTAGTCTGTTGAGAAAAATTTCAAAACAGAAGCAACAGGGATGGTGTAAAGATATTTCCAGCGATAACCATCAGAAGTAGAGATAATAGAAGTAGAAGTGCCAGTTGGCTCAACCGTGGATGGTTTTCCGTTAGGGTCCGAAGGAGACGTGCCATTGTAAATACACTTATAGACCTGATACTGAGAATTCACAACATAAAAGTCGGAATCATACAGTTTCGTTGCACCAGAAGACGCAGTTTTTGTGGGAGAATAGTCATGACGATACATGTCATAGGTATAACCCAATCCACCTGTAGTTTGCTCGGGAGAAACCCAATCAATTCTACGAGCAACCTGAATAGTATCAGATGCCAAAACTCTCTTAAGAGAAATTAAGTCATCATAAGAATTTGAAAACTCTAAGAAAGAGTCAACCGCTTGAGGTGGTGAGTTTTCATTATCCCATGATTGAGGTCTACCAATGAAGATGTATAGACGATCTCTCGTATCACCAGCATCAGCATCGCTTTGAGTCGCAATAGGACCCTCAAGCGATTTAATGAATTTTCTGGATGTGAAAATCCTAAATTGATCAGTAAGTAAAGCTGCCATTTCCTAGGTCTCTGGTCCTCCTGTTTATTTATGTTGTTTATCAATAATTGTCTGTGGTTCTAATTAAGGTGGTTGATTTAACCGACTTAATTCTGTAAGCTGCACCCGCATTACCAACAATTCTTTCACCACCCAAAATTGCTTGGACAACTGCACCTGTGCCAGTTGTATCACCAACAGCAGGAGTAACAGTTGCAGTTGGATGATAAACACCCAGTGTCACTTCACCAGGATATCCATATCCACCATCAGTAACAGTTACTGATGCAATCTGGTCACCAGCAGTGGTCATATTAGCTGTCACAACTGCAGGGACATCTCCGATTGCTTCAATCGCAATAGTTGGTGTTGCAGAATAGTTAATACCAGGATCTTGGACAATAAAGTCTACAATGGTGCTATCTACAGAGAAGTTATACAAGTAACCACCGTTTCCTAGATTCACATCACCAGTAAAGTATGGTGTGAGTTGATTAACAGTCAATACACCTGTGCTGGAGAACCAAGAAACGACTCTTGCAGTAATTCCAGATTCCTCACCAGTAATCAATTCACCTGTGCTGTAGTTGAGTCCATTGCCACCATCAGTATCCAATGTAATTTCAATAAGTGCTTCGTGTGGGACACCCTCACTTAGAGCACCTGCTTCAATAATAGTTGCAAACTTAACTGGAATAGCAGCATCTTTTACCTGATCTCCAACTTGGAATAGTGTTGTATTTTGACCACCAAATGTTTCTTCAATACCATATAGGGAGCTGTAGATACCTCCATCAAGATTGATTTGATTCAGATAATCAGTGTTTGTATTGACAAGATCGGGAATGCCATCACCTTCATTATTCTCACCTTCATCATCATCTTCAAATTTAAAATCAACTAACGTAGATAATGGATTCGTCAATAGTGCAATTGTTGATCCCGTTTCTGCTACAAGGACATGAGGTTGCTCCTGTCCGCTGCTACTTGCAATCCCTGCATCAAATTGGACAGTAGCATCTTCAGTAGAAGGAATACCACCATCAATGAATGCTAATTCGTCAACCTCAAACGTAACTAGAAGTTCTCTATTGCTGGGATTCCAATCATAAACTTTTGCAATTTTATTATTAGAGTTTTCGACTCTACGAATTACTCTATCACCAACGTTAAATTCATATTGAGATATACCGTCTTGGTCGTTTTGTGATAAGTCTAAAACAACTCTTTGATCATATTTAAAAGTCGTGCCTCTAGTAACACCAGTAAAACTATTGAAAGTCTTACCTGTATAGAATACAGATTCATTATTGATAACTAGATCTCCAGATCCTGGGAATCCGTTAGTGCTTCTTACAAAAATTTCATCATCATTAGAGGTTAGTGCTTTTACTAGACCAGTTTGATAATATGCTTCAGAGTTAAATGATTGTCTAGAGTTGACCTTTCTCTTGAGATTTACCAACTTGGTAAAGATTACATTTGGTGGTGACGTATATCCTTGACCAGGATCCGTAATTTCAATACCAGTAACCTTGCCTTGGTCGATGATAGGAACACCTTTAGCACCTTCACCGCCACCACCAGTAAATAATACATATGGAGGCTCAAGATAGAAATCACCTTCGTCAATCATGCTGACTCTAGTAACCTTACCAGTGGTATCAACTTTCGCTCTACCTCTAGCACCTTCACCGCCACCACCTTCAAAAATCAGTGTTGGTGGTGTTGCAAACTGAGTGCCCTCATTCAAAAGCACCAAACTGGTAACACTCTGCGTACCTGGATTTGTAGTAGCGCCGCTACCTTCTCCACCTAAGATTTCTGCTCTGGTTGCTCCAAAGTAACCATCACCAGTATTAATCATATTAATGTAAGAAACTCGTCCCTGATTATCAAGGACAACTTTTCCTTCTGCTCCCGCAGCAAAATCATTAACTACAGCAGGCACTTCACTATTCTGGAAGTATGGAATACCATACATCTCAGGACCAATTGCATAAGGATATTCAGGATCTCCATTATCATCAATACACATAAAGTATGCGTATGTGCCATTTGGATATTCTGGAGTTACTGCAAATCTACCATTATATTCATCCAAATCACCCACCGTAGCATCGTAGATGTAATCTTGAATTAGATCTCCTAAAACATATCCTTCTTGGACACATCTGAATCCATATAGAGATGCAGTTGTAGAGAAAGTATACAGAAGATTTGGCGCATCTACTTTTGGAGCAAACCTAACTTCTCTACTAGTAGCTGTAGCAAACTGTGCTGTATAAACTGATTCTGTTACTTGAGATCCATCAATAAAATACTGGACCCCTGAGTCAAAAATAGTTCCTGAAGCATGTGTGCCATCAGAAGTTTCACTAAAGTAGAATGGTGCTCCTGCATTAGATGCATCAGTTAAATTAAAGACATATGTCTTTCCTCTACCAAGAGATAAGAATGATGGTTTCGATCCATCAATATAATATTCACCATTAACAGTAGTAACTGTATAATTTACTGTTTCGACAGTGTTGATTTGTGGTCTATTACCATCAGTTTCAACACCTTGCTTAAATCTAAAAGAAGATCTTACATTAATTACAGATCCATTATCATCATATCCATATGGTCCATAAATTGGATATCCATCAAAAGATAATCCTAGAATTTTTGAGTGTCCATCAGGATGTCTATCATATTCAGGATCACCGTTTGAATTTGTAAAGAAATTGTAGATATAATAATCATTTTCCATCTCCTCCTCTTCTATTTGAGGATCAAGGATCATATAACCTTCATCACCTGTATAACCAGACATGTATTGATGATGCTGGCAGTAGTAATAGATCCTATTAGTCTCATCCTCATGCATGAGGAATATAGGTTGATACAACTGCTCATAGTCCGCAGCAGGAGCATTTGAAGCACCAGTGCTATTGTAATACAGTGTGCCAGGAGTAGGATTCAGCGTCCCATCGGGAGTAGTGCTGAATTGCATTGGGTGACCAATATTGCTTGGATCAGATTGATCCCAAATAATCAAGTAATTTCTCTGTACCTGAATATTTTGTGGAGAAAGATAATATGTGTTTGGAATAAAGTCTCCAAACTCATGTGCCTCAGGACCAAAGTCGATATAAAAAATACCGTTTGGAAATAAAATCGGATCATCGGATACTGTCATCCTGAATCCTGTAGATCCAACTAAAACATCTCCAACTTGAAGTGGAGATCCAGTAACTTGTCTCAGATAAACTTTAGTAATAGCACCTTGCTGATCTGTGACAATCTTTGCAATTTGTGCGGAGGTGCTTCCATTTAAAACATCAACAGTTCTTCCAACTTCAACGTCCCCAAGATTTTGGATGATATTAGTTACACTAATTAAGATATTGTCTAATTCAGTCTTAATTCTCCAAGTAAAGACCTCTTCAAAACCAGTATCAAGCACATCATTCTTTCTACGCCAAGCATCCAAAAAGTTGCTAGTGTGATAGTAATAAACCCCATTATCAATAACACCATCATGAGTATCCATATTTTTCAGATATGGATGCTTTACTACATCAATATTAAAATTGACTGGTGCGTTTCCTGCTGATCCCCAATCAGGTGTATGAAGAAGACCACCATTTGCAAGGATGCCAAAAGATTTATTAGTCTGCTTTAATCTTAGACCTGGATTTGGGACATCTTTAGATCCACGATAGATAAATGTCCTATCGAATGTTTGATCTACTAATACCTTATTAGCATATGTTACTTCACTAGCAAGATATGATGGTTTTAAATTATTATCACTTTGTATTCTGAGTCTATCAGTAATATCACCATTAATTACTGTAAACGCAGCAGTGGTTTCTGAGTTGGGATCCGATTGCCAAATTCTTTTGATATCAAAAGATGGAGCAATAGTATTTGTATCTTGCTGAGGAATAAAATTAATTCTCAGAGGATCATATCCACGACCAGACTCTAATACTCTGACATGGACAATTCTTCCAGAGTCGTCGTCAATGATTGGATATAATAATGCTTCTTGATCTGGAGTGCCACAACCAGATACAGTAAGTCTAGGAGGGTCGGAAGATACATATCCACTTCCACCTTCTTTTACAATAACCGATCTTACTCCAAATACATCATTAAAAATTGGCTCGATTACTGCGCCCGATCCAGGAATTTCTCTAGCCATTTAATTAACTTACTACGTTGATAGTTCCATTCATAAGTGCATGGATAGTACACTGATAATACAATACATTTGGAGCATCCATTGGGACTGTCCAATACAAGACTGCAGTTCCACTTCCAGACTGACCATCGGTATAAGGATTACCAGAAAGACCTTGAGTGGTTTGAATTCTAAATGGATGTGAAGTGCCTTGCACCGTATTATCAAATGCGTATGTAAACCCTCTATACACATAGAGAGTGGGATCATTAGCAGTTGTTGGGAATCCTGGTCCATCAAACGTATAATCAGATGCCTGATTTGCCGATAACTCCCACCAAATGATTGGACTATTTGTTGCTGTCCAATCAGTGCCATTGTAAAACAGAGAGTTGCCCTGGACGATACCTGAGGTGAAATCAGTATCGGTCATCCCAGCAAATGTTGTGATGGGAGTGCCAGTATAGTTGATTGTTAATTCATCACCAACAATTGCAGTGGCAATATCTGTGCCACCACTGATTGTAAGAGTGTCTGTTTGTGAATTTGCAGTTGTAGATCCACTATCAGAATCAATAGTAGAAAACAGGTTAATAGATGCAAGACCCGACTGATCATCACCAGGAACCCAATTTGTCCCATTCCACTTCAGGACTTGATTGTTTGTCGGAGCGTTTGTAGTAACGTCTACATTAGTAAGATCGTCAATACCAGAATATTGAGTTAGTAGTTTTACACGACTATCACCAGCACCACCTGCAGTGATATTCATGTTTACATAAGGACTATCATCACCATTGATAGTATAAAAATAACCCAGGTTTCCTGTAGGAGCTGGTGCATTAGCAAGAAGACTATACTGATTCTTATAAAGAATATTAGTTGGAAAAACTACTTGATTGTCAGTGCCATTAAATGTTGCGGTGTTAGATCCATAACCAATCGTGACATTTCCCGTGCCATTAGGAGCGACATTAATATTACCATTTGCGGATGAAACAATGTTAAAACTGTTTACATCCAGATTTGTCTCCAACTGATTGATGAAGGATGGGACAAAATTCACACCATTATATTTCAACACCTGATTAGTTGCAGCACTAGTCAAACTAATCTGAGTGTTAACGCCATTACCAATGGCGCTATAAATTTCAGCAAAATTATCATTAATCTTATCACCGCCAGTGCGGAGAGTATCTCCGCTACTGTCGTTGGCAAATGTGCCTAAATTTAGAGACTGATACGCCATTGGTGTCGCTACTTTTTTAGTTATTTATAGGATCTCTGGATCAATTGCTTCTTCGCCATAAAGACTTAGATCAGGTGCGGTCCAGTCATCAGGTACGGATGTTTCAACTGCAACCTCTGGATTTTGATAACCAGTGCCGCCGTTACCAACAACCACGCTACCAACGCCAACTAGTGCCTTGATATTTGCGTCAAATCCGCTGATAGAGTCAATTCTAACATTGGGTCTGGAGGTATAACCAGATCCGCCAGAAGTAACATTAACCTCGCTAATAAATCCAGAATTCAAGATTACCTGTGCGTCCGCACCCGTGCCGAATACCGACCCGAGATAGTCGAAAGTAATTAGAGAGTTGGAAGATTCAATAACCGCAACTTCACGATCTTCTGTCTCACCTTGAATCGTGATGAAGTCACCAGCTTCGATTGGTGGGACAACTTCAGCAGCGTCAACGTCTGCTTCAGATCCGACGTAAGAGAATGCGACGAAGGTCGATCCAACGCGAGGAATTTCAGAGAAGATGATTCTAGAACCAACAATCTCAAAACCAACTCCAGGTTCTTGTAACACACCATTCAAGGAAACAATGATATTGTTTTCTGGTCTAATCGTAGAAGACTGGACACCTTCCGTCAATGTTAGCGAGTAGAAAATATCATCGCGCTTGAGGTTGAAGGTTTGACGTAGAGAGTCAAATTCAAACGAGATATCATCCAACTGTCTCAATTTACCAATATAGAATCCATTGAAGGAAGATCCTTGTGTTGGAGCTTCAGTAAACTGAATCTTATCAGAGAATGTAGTGTATCCACCAGATGCACCTGGAGGTTGCAGAATGCCATTAATGAAGACCAAGATGTGACCTTCTGTGTCTGGAATGTATTGATTGCCATTATCAATCGTCAGATCAAATGTGGTCTGAGTGCCATCAAAACCAACGAAGAATCTCTTAACTCTTGCCTTCAACTCAACATATTCATTGATCGATGCTTTGAATCCATTGGAAGACTTGATACTATCTCTGCCAGAGATAGATCCAACAATATCACTTAGATAAAGTCTCTTAGAAATACCAATGGTTTCAATATTTTGAATCAATGCACCACCCGCGCCCGCGTAGGAAGTTTTACCAACAATTTGAGCACGACCTTCAGGGAATCCTTGACCCTCAAGATAGTATCCAATCTCATCACCGTTGGTGATACTTCCCTCAATCACGGTTGCGTAGATATAATTATTATCAAGATCTAATTCAGTAACAATTGCATAATTTTGAGAATCTCTTGCGCCATTTACAATCTTGTAAATGTATTTGCCAACTTCAAATGTATTCAAATTATTTACAATCGAGATTGCAAATCTGTCATGACCAAGAGATGAAATTCTATCACCAACCTCAATATCGATTGTGCCAGCAAATTGCTGAATATCGACATATGCTCTAGAACTTTCAGGATATACAACTGCAGTCTTTTCAAAGTCACCAGTGATTGTATCTGTATCAAGCGTAAGTTTACCGCCAGCATTTGACGTTACTGCCGCTTCATTTGTAATCTGCTGGACACTATCTCCAGTTGCTCCTGAAGTGTAAGCAAGGAATTCTACATTAGGTGTAAAGATACCCTTAGTATCAATTAATTGCAGTCTAAAGTCAATATTTCCAATTTGTGCTGATGCGCCACTTGTTTGACCTTCCATTGTATCGAGAAGTGCCCAAGCACCTGCACCCGCATTCATAGCAATATCGACATATTCATAATTAGGATCGGTGTGTGTTGCATAAACAACACCAACAACTGATGCATCACCTTGTTTTTGAATTGTTTCACCAATCTGGAAGACTCCACCAGCACCTTGAGTAATTTCTCCCTCAACTCTTAATCTCTGGAAGATCTTAACGATCCTGCCTTCATTAGTAGTGAGAGATTCAACTTCAGCAGAGATATCAGATTGCTTACCATACATATAGTCTGCACTAAACAATCCACCACCCAGAGGAGTAGGAATACTTCTATCACCATAAACTTTAGATGGGATGGAGATACCACTGATAGTATCAATATCAAGATAATAAACTGTGTTTAGCAGTTGATTCTGGAATAGATCTAGATTATCTCTAATCAGTTTCAGAATAGAATCTCTAGTGTATCCTGCAGCAAGAGTTGCATCATAATATGCAAACGATGAAGAGTATGCAGAAGGACTTGCCAAATTGCCCGTTAGAGCGGACTCAAACAAGTCATACACATAATCTAGAGTATACTTCTTAATATTATATTCTGCGTTAGAGAATAGAATTATGCCGTTAGAAGCAGTATACGCATCCAGTGGTCCCTGATTGATCTTAGATCCCCAGATATACATTGCATCAGAATTGTTACCAGTGTAACTCAGTGATCCATTGTTATTCTTGATATAAGCTAAAGTGCGAAGGTTACTGAAACCAAATCCGATGGAAACAGTCAAATGGACTCTATACCAACCATCACCATATGGTGTGATGCCACTTTCCAATAAAGTAAGACCATCACCACTAGTAATTGTATTTTCTACTGTGCCATCACGCAGATCTATATCAAAGATTGCAACATTGTAAGTTGGTTGAGTATACACTTGGAAACGGACTCTTCCCAATTCACCTGCCTTCATAAAGATGGACGAAGTGTAAGTTTGGTTATCTCCTTCAGTTGTAGGACCGTTATCAAACGTTAAGTTGGTGCTATCCCATCTTACGTTGGTGGCGTCAAAAGTTTCAAATGATGTTAGATTTAGATCTCTTAACCAATATTTTTGACCAGATGATGTAGTAGGTCTTAGACGAATGACATTCTCACTTTCTACTGGAGACAATACACCAGACCAATTATTGTTAATAGAAAGTCTAGCACTAGACCAGTTGTCAGAAGATGTATAACTTTCAGGACTGGTCCAGAGATTTTCGGAAGATGATTCATCTTCTACAAGAGAAGTGATATTTCTTGCGGTCTTAAAGGACTGGACATTTGCAGCGTTTGTATACCAATCAAATGGAGTTCCCACACCATCAGCAGGAATAGTGATTGTAATCGCACCCTGAGTCAGGGTGTCGTTGGGAGCAAATGTGGTGCCATCAATAGGACCAACAAAGATTGCGTTACCAGTATCTGCAAGGACTGTTGCAGTAGCACCATTATTACTAATAACAGTTTCTCCAACTACAAACTTGCTAGGATCAAGAATAACCGAAACTGCAGTTACTGCAGCAGGAGTTACTGGATTACCACCAGAGAAAGTAACTGTTGGGGGATTTGTTGGATCATAACCAGATCCAGGGTTGATAATATTAACCTCCGTTACCAGTCTACCTGTGATTGTAGTTGCTGTAGGTGCAGTTGTGGTAGCAGATTCATTAGGAGCGTCAACGAATCCAATAGTAACATTCTCCCATCCCTGTTGTTGACTATCAATTAGACCAATTCGAGGGACCCCGTAGTGATCATAACTGGAGCTGCTAGAGCTTGCCATCTGATAGATTCCAAGTCTGACGTTAGCGCCACGAATACCACCAGATAGAGGAATGTCAACGTAATTCAAAGATTGGAAATTAGCTCTATTCTGATTCTGACCGTTGATGCCAGATGCACCATTGCTACCGCCATAAACAAGTCTCTCATAGAAAGTCCAAGTAACACCATTCAAAGAATAGTAAAGTGCTAAATCTTCGTTAGTATCTGGAGTTTCACCACCATTGGAGCCATTACCAGCGATAACGTAAACTCTACAAACATCAGTATCTGTAGTATCAAAAGGTGAGGTGATTCTTGCTTGTCTAGTTGAGCTTGTGCCAGCACCAAATCTGAGGTGTTGTCTACCAAGTCTAAATCCGCCAGAACCAGTACCAGATCCATCATTTACTAGACCAACACCAGCATCGAGCGAAAGTTGGTTAAGATCATCAAAATCAAATACTTCACCATCAAATCTAATAGCAGTAACAGCATTTCCAGCGATTGAAGTAGATCCACCAGCATTGGGTGAGAATCCTGCTCCACCGAAAGTCACATCAGGTGTAAATGTGTAACCAGATCCACCATTAGTGATATTGAATCCTGTCAGGACTGGGTTTGTGCTCAATACTGCTTCAGCGAATGCCTGTAGACCACCGCCAGCAGGAGGATCGATTGTAACGTCTGGAGTATCATTGTAACCCGTGCCGCCCGTGAAGACGATATCAGAAACAACACCTTCTCTCAACAGATCAATTCTTCTTGCTTGTGTAGTGTTAGCAGAAGACACATCCGTAATGACAATATCATGGACAATATCATCAATAATTTCAGAAAGGAAATTATCATACTGCCAAGAACCACTACCAAATTGGAAGTTAACAACACCTTCAACTTCATCAAGATAATAATTTTTGTTGAATAGAAGTTGTTGTGCAGCATATCTGCCGTTTTCACCAGCAGGTGCCAACATATCTTTCGCAATATTAATCAGATCTCTTACTCTGTAAATAGATTGCTGAATATTGGATGGAGACTCACTGTCAATATATGCTTGCTGTGCAGTATGAGCAGGGACATAGTAATTTGTTTGAGGTGTAGCACCAGGATTGAGTAGATAGTTATTGAGTGCAAACTCAATCAAATATCCAAGTCTATCGATACCATAGACAAACTGAATCAGTTGATCTTCAACTCTAACAATTTCAAACTTAGTATTGATAAATTTATTGACTTCCTCAACCGTGCTGTTGTTGCCAGTAGTCTGAAGGTCAGCAATAATTGCAATCGCTAATGCTTCATAGTCTGCTTCAAGTTGCTCAGGAGTATTTTCACCACTAAAGTTATATGCAACAGCTGGGTTATTGTTTAACGTGAATGAGAATTCATCAGTAATCAAACCAACTGCTTCTTCAGCAAGATACTCGCGGTTGAAGTAAATTCTATCAGCAGCAATTCTATTGTCATCAGTGGTAGGAGCAATGATATCATTGAGTGTCTCAACTAGAGTATCAATAGCATCTTTAACATTTTGACATTGACCCGCTGTGCTTACTGCATTCGTAGTAGCACTTACAAATGTATGATCATATTGATCGGATGGAGAAGAAGGACCAACATTTACTGTGATTGTTGTTGCAGTAGCAGCAATAATCTCAAGTTTTGCACCAGATGCAGGGTCAGTTGATCTTGGATATGTGTGGTTTGTAGCATTACTATTCTGTGAGCAGGTAAACGTCAGAGAGTTATCTGCAATTGTAATACGGCGTCCTAAAGCAAGATCATGTGTCCCGATAGTAAGAACCAGAAGACCATTTGCAGGATCGTAAGTCGCATCTGTAGGTGTAAAATTAACTACAGCATCATCAGTAATACCCCAGTCACCGATGATAACTGCATCAGTGTTAGTTTCATCTAAATCACCAGTAATTGCCTGTTTTGCATAGAATGCAAGACGCTCATGTGCAAATTGAGACTGCCAAACTTGGAGTCTAATGTGCTGAATTTCAAATTTAGTGTCTAGATAGAATTTAGCAGACGTGATTGTATTTTTGTTTCCACCAAGTGCAATGTCTTGTGAAATACCATCAAGAATAAGAGAAAGGTCAGTCTTACATCTTAAAGTGCCATCAGTGCTCTGACCGCCAGCATTACGAGGCATATCTAGAGCAAGATCAGGATATCTTGCAATCATGTCAGCTGCTGCCTTATCGACAATAGCCTGTCTGTTTAGATTGATGAGATTAGAAGCATCGCGGAATCTGTAACGTGCATCAGTGTCAATTTTATTTGCATAAAGTTTTTCATCAACAGAATTTGCTGAAGTGAGAGTTACAGGAATTTCTAAGAATGCGTCAACTGTGCCACCTGCGTATTCATATGCAGGAGAAAGTTTGGTGATGCTTGCAAGATGATCTGTGCCACCACTAAATGCATTGTTAAAAGTATCCTCAACAACACTAACCAAGTTATCGATAGTTGATTTGACATCAGCACAGTCGGCAGAAGAGAAATCTAGGACAATAACTGAATCTGCTGCAGCACTTGCAAATGTGTGGACAAATTGTGAGTCTGCATTACTTTCACCAACATCAACAGTAAATGTGTCTGTAGTAACTGCAGTAATTGGAAGGACAGCATTGAAAGCTGGATCTGTTGTGCGAGGATACAACTGGACTGCTTGATTACCATCACTAGTGCAAGTAAATCCTAAGGATTCCTGAGCAAAAGCAATGAAATCAGATGTAGTTAATCCATGACCTGCAACTGTAAGAACTAACAGTCCATTTGCAGGATCATATGTCCCTGTAGTTGGAGTTAATGTAGTTAGATTTGCAGTTGTAGAATCTGTAATTCCAGCATCCGTTTTCTGAGTCAATCCATGAGATCCTTGGATTGTAATAAACTGGTTATTGATAACCTGCTGAGCAAACGTATTTAATGTTTGAATTGCAGTGATGTATAGACTTTCCTCACCCTGGAAATTAGTAATAGCAGTTGGACTATTAACTCTATCGACTAAGGTTGCAGCATGATCCCAGATGTGATTATTACTTCCATTATTGAGATCTTCAATGAGAGCATCAGTGATTGCATTCATTGCAGGTGCATATGAATATCCAGCTTCAACCTTATTATACTTCCAGAAGTATGCTCTACCTGCATTACTGGAATTTGCGACTGTAGAATCTGGAGCACCACCAATAATTCTATTAGCACCGATTGCACAACTGTATCCAAGATCATCTCCAGTTCTGCTAGAACCTGTAGGAAGAATGGTTTCATTAGTGCCATCTAAGTCATAGACATAAATGCTGCCACTGTTTGCACCGTCATTGTCATCACTCCATGCGCCAACAACAACTTTATCAATACCAACAGCAACAGATCTACCAAAGTAATCACTCGATGCTCCATCAGAAGCAGTGATCTTAATTTGATTTGTGCCATCTAGATCATGAATAAATGCAGCACCAGAATAAGGAGCATTACCACTATTAGGCGTTCTCCACATACCAACAACAACTTTATTTGCACCTACAGCAACATCCCAACCAAAATAGGCAGAAGTATGGATCCCAGAAGGAGGCATAATCTTGACTTCATTTGTGCCATCTAAGTTATAGATGTATGCAGCACCAGCGTTGCCAGCGCGATCATCTTCATATGGTGCGCCAGCGACAATTCTATCATTACCGATTGCAACACTAATGCCAAAATTGTCATTAGATCCTGCGTTAGAAGCGACAATCTTACGAATGAAGGTGCCATCTGTCTGATAACAATAAACAGATCCCTGATCGCTGGCGGTTACATTGTCGCGATAAGATCCAATAACAATTAAATCTTCATCATCAATAGCAACATCATAACCAAAGTATCCACTAGACTCAGGATCGCTAGGAACGATCTTGACTTCATTAGTTCCGTCAAGATCATAAACATATACTGCACCAGCCGCCGAAGATCCAGTATCTTCACCATAAGCACCAACTACGATCTTACCATATCCGACAGAAACTGACCATCCAAAATAGTCATATTGCTGTCCATCACTAGCAGTAATCTTGAATTGATATTCACCATCTAAGTTATAAACATAAACACTACCAGACTGAGTGCCCATGTCATCATCATAGGGAGATCCAACAACAATTACAGTTTCACCAACATCAACAGAATGACCATAGTCATCATAAGAAGTGTAATCAATAGCCGACAGCGCAGTAGATTCAGTTGTTGTGTCTAAAACAAAGGGTAAATTTGCAATAGTCCTATCTCTAATCTCTAGAGCCATAAGATCTTTATTGTCTCTAATTAGATTCGCAGCATCATGATACCTTTGAGTGTTTGTGCTGTGATAGGAATTAGATCCATCGGTAGATCTCTTAGTTGCCAAGACGGCATCATTATTGAAGAAGTGACCATTGACCCAATCTTCTGCGCCAGACCAGTCATCAACATATGTGGATTTATGAGCGCCATCGAAGTGAAGTAGTAATACAGTATCAGTATCACCTTGGAAGATTCCTGTGGGAGCGGTAAACGCATCAGTATAACGAGCAGTAGTAGAGATTCTCAACTCATCAATGTAACCAGGGAATTCTGTAGCACCATTCCAGTCACCACCAATACGGACTGGTTTAGTAGTGCCATAGTTGCTACCGTCAGAATAATCACCACCCTCTTGTGCTCCATTCAAGAACATCTTGGTTGTGCTACCGTTTCTAGAAACAGCAACATGATACCAAGTGCCAGCAACTAGATTTGTTGCACCAGTGATCGTATTGCTACCATTTACATAATACTTGAGATTTGCACCGTCAAGATGTAAGTATGGAGCAACTTCAGTTGCAGCAGATCTGAAATCTACAAGAGTCTTACTACCTGCAGCAACAGAGTTGGGTTTAATCCACAATTCAATAGTGAAGTTATCTGTGCCAAATCCAAACTCAGTGGATGTTGGGATAGTCAAATATTCATCAACAGGGACAGCACCAACATTTACAGTGATTGTAGTATCAGTTTCTGCAGTGATTGCAATTGCTTGACCAAACTGAGGATCTGTTGCTCTAGGATAAGCGTAATTATTGGTATCGCCATCAGATTCACAAGTAAACGTAACGCCATCAGCAACAATTTGAATCGTGTCAGATGTGGTTAGTGTATGTGTGCCAATCTCGATAACCATGAGACCCGTAAGGGGGTCATATGTAGTGCCTGTGGCAGCGGTGAAGGGACCTTCAGCACCACCAGTGACCGTAATACCATCAGTAACACCACTTACAAATGTATGAGGTGAAGTGCCCTTAGATAGAGCGAGGCAAGCAGTGCCAAACTTCTTATTGTAAGTGTTTAACTCAGCACCAGCAACGAAGGTTGCATTATGATAATCCTCACCAGAAGGTTGAGTTCTTCCAATCTTACCAAGGTAGATAGTATTGAGTGATTGATTATAACCAATAATTTCTGCCTTTGTTGTTTCAGATCTTAGGACTTGACCGATTGAGAAGAAACCAGATCCAACTTTATCTGTAAGAGTTAGTTTTCTTACGCCAATGTCCTCAGTATTACTAAAGTTGCCACTAGAGTTACCATAATCAATGGTATAGTTTCTGATAACCTCATCCTCTTGGAAAGTACCACTTCCATTATCGTATCTAAGTAGATAATTATTTACGATCTCATTAGAGGGGAATCTTGCATTAAATGCAGTGGTATTATCAGTAAAGTTGACAATATTAAGTTGAGACTCAGAAATATCATCTAAGACAACATTGGGGAATGTAGTAGAGGTAATTCTGTTAAACAGAAGACCGAAGAAAGAAGATCCTTCAGAGATATTAATCTGATTAATAAACTCCTGAGTATAAGGATCCTGATAAGGAGCAGTAGATGTAATTTGAGCAACAACTCCAGATCCAGCAGCAACAATGTAGTCATTAAGTTGAATATCAAATAAACCAGGAGTAGACTGATATGTGCCAGATGTCTTACTCAAGAGTAGAGAATTATTCAGTTGAATCTGGGTGCCATAAATTGGAGTGTTTTCTGGTTGTGCAATTTGAGTGGTGCCCAACTGAGATCTAGTAACATCTAAAGTTGTAGAATCATTGTTATCAGTAATTGCATCAACAACAAAGATTTCAGATCCAAGTTGATAATTTTCTCCAACTACGAAAGTTCCTGCAGGAAGAGGACCAAGAGTGCCATTATCATTGATAACTTCAAAAGAAGTTGTAGAAACACCAATCTGATAACGAAGTTGTGCAATAGGAGTTTCGGCACCAGTGTCTAGGTTAATTCTTTCAACCTTAGCAACGTCTCCTGTTAGGTTAGTAACAGTTTCTCCATAGAAGAAGAGACCGTTGTTTACAACATCAGTAATTGCAGCAACGTTTGCCAAGAAACCTGTGGTAGATCCTTGAATCAACTCACCATTGGCAACATCAAAAGCACCTTCGGTGATAAATGCTCTTACAGTTTGACCAGTAACACCTACAACAGTTGCTCTAGCACCACTGACAGCACCAGAAATCTCATTACCTACTAGAGGGAAAATACCGCTAGTAAAACTAAATGTAAAGTCTTTAGTTTGAATTGGATTGAATGTTACTGAAACATACTTTACGCTAGCAGGAGGTTGAGGAGGCTCATTGAATACAATAGAATCACCAACAACGGTAAACGCTCTACCAGGAGCCTGTGCAACGCCATTAAGAGTAATAACTAGTTGCTTCTCATCAGCAATAACTGTATTTCCATCGACAGTCAGTGGGAATGCAGTGCGAATACCATCAAAGAGATTTGAAACATCATCAACCTTTTGGACAACAGAAGTCAAGATATTCTCCGAAGAGGTCAATCTCTTCTGTCTGAATAGGACTTCAGTATTGTTAAAGTCCTGATAGATTGGATCGACAAGAGCGAAGTTTTGAATATTTGGCACGATTGCGCTTTGTGCCAACTCAACAGACTTAGTAATCTGGAAGTCAATTTCCTTATTAGGAATTCTTGTATCTTCAGTGACATTTAATTCACCAAACACCTTGAAAGATGCTGGGTGGACATTTTTCAGAAGAATATTCTTCCAGTCATTGATAGAAACAGAAGATTTGACTGCATAAGAGAAGTCCTGATAATAGTAAGAGTCCTGAATCTTTTGAATAATTTCGGAGGGTTTACCTACATCATCAATAAACTGACCTGTAGTTCTCGTAATAGGACCAATTTCGAGGACGCCCTTTGCAATCTTCAGATCGGTAATAACACCAGAGGACTTAGAAATTACACCAGTGATAGACTCACCGACTTGGAAATTGCCATCATAGTCAACAATCTTGACAATTCTAGGACCAACTAACCAACCTTGGTTTGTAGAAACATATCCAGTTGCAGTTGCCTGCTCCAAGGAAGGACCTTGATAAACATATTCACCTTCCAAGAATGTAGAAGTAACAACATTTGCTTCTGCAGCACCACCGAAAGATGATGTCAATACTTGCTGTCTTCCTGTGCCAGTATTAGCAAAGGAAATGGGATCGCCCAACTCAGCATTCTGTGGGGTAAGTGCAAGACGCAACTGATCATCCTCTAGAGATTGTGCAGATCCAGAGATAGCATAATAAGTTGTTGTGCCATTAAGTCTACCAATAGCACCAGAAGCGAGAGGATAAACAGCACCATCACCAATATCAATTACATTCAAAGTAACTGCAGCACCATTTGGAATTCCATGTGGGAATGCAAACTGAAGGAGACCCAAATCTAGGTTTACAACATAGTTGAAGGAAGACTTCAATTCAACTGTTGGTGGAGAAGAGTAACCAGATCCAGGATCTTTAACGATGATTTGATCAAGTCTGCCGTTTTGAATTGTAGATTCAGCAATTGCACCCTGACCACCTCCACCAGTGATAACAACAGCAGGTGCTTGAGTATATCCAGATCCAGGATCAGTAACACGAATATTTTGAAGAATGCTTGTGTTTGTCAACTGAGCATTCAGTGGGAATGTAATTTCAGGTCTAAGAGTGTAATCATGTGTATAATCATAACCAAAGTTATTATTCTTCAGTTTCTTGATCGTGCCAACATTATCTGCCTGAGCAAAAATAGATGCACCTGTGCCAAAAGGAGGAATAACTACTGTGAGATCTCCACCAGAACCTGCAAGTCCAGGTCCAAGAATACCAGGAATTGACTCAATATCAATAGAAGCTGTGGTGTAACCTTTACCAGGAGAAGATACTGTTGCTCTTACAATTTGACCAAGAATGGTGTTTCCTTCAGCATCTGTAGTATTTTCAACTTCAATAGTTACAAATCCACCTTCACCATCACCAGAAATGGGGACGCTGTTATAAGTGCCGACAGCATATTCTGTGCCAGGCTCATTAATTTGGACTCTTTCAATTTTTCTGTTTGATTCAATGCCTGTAACAACTGGCAGTTTAGTGTAGAATCCACCTCTATTAACAATTCTAATATCCGCAATAGATCCAACAGACTTAGAAGAATCCGTAGAATATGTGGTATTTGTGGTTTCGCCATCACCCTCTGGCTCGGAAGCCAATTCAAATCTCATAGTGTCATCACCTGTGGTGATAGTGCCACCAGAGGTTTCAGTAATTACAAATTGTCCCAGATATGGAGTATCACCAATATTCAGATAACTGTTGGTATCAATAGGTGAATCTGCACCAGTTCTGGAAGGATCGAAGTAATAAGAAATATTAGTAACAATTGACTTATCAATTTTAAACTTAATAGAAGGTCTTGATGTGCCCTCTTCGATAACACCAGGAGTGCCAAGTCTTTCAATAATGTTGAAAGAATATTCTAGTTTATTGAGACTATCTTTGGAGAAAGATAGGTTAGCACCAAGCATGGTTGAGTGACCAACATCAAACAGATATTGGTGACCATTATACATCTTCAGTGTAGGAGACTTGGAGAAGAATTCTACAGAGGATACAGCAGTAACGGGTAGAGAAACAGCAACAGCAGGTAACTTATAAGTAAATTCTTTACTGCTTATTACTCTATCAACAATGAAAGATCCATTATATTCATCATATGTAATTCCACCAACTTCCTGTGGTTGATGTCCATCCGTGTAGAAATTATCACCAACATTCATGTAGTGGCTAACATCAGTGATTACATAAACTTCATCACTATTGCTTACATTTGTAACTTGAAGAATTTTTTCAAGTGTTGCAATTAAATCAATTTTTGTTACACCAGTCAGACCTGTAATCTGAATGGTATTGTAATCAGAATTGTAAGAAACATTAGACTCTGCAATGTTAATAACAGATCCTGGGACATATGGGGAAGTGCCACTGATTTCACTGACTTTAACAATAAAATTAGAATCATCAAAAGTTTCAATGAATTGTGCAAATTGATGTAAGTTATTAGTGCCACCTGTTAGCGAATTGAAGTTGCTAAGAGCAATATCAAAGGTGCCAGGCGTGGTATTATTGATAATACCGAATTCATATCTTTCGAGAAGGTTTACATCAGCAGTAACTGGACCTCTGATTCCAAAGGTCTCAAATTCATCAAACCTTTCTGTTCTGAGTCTGCCTGTATTGTAATCATTACTCCAACTGTTATTATTAACAGCAACGGAAATTTTATTATTTTCTCTATCAATAGAAGTGATATAACCACTATTGATAAAAGTGCCTGTAGGAGATTCTAAGACTAACTTACCACCAACTGTAAATGCAAATGATTGGTTTACAGTCAAGATCTGGACATTATCAATCTTACTAGTATTAGCTACTTTGAAGTAATATCTATTCTTAACAACAGCACTTGCCTTGACTTTTTGAGATCCAGGAGAAGGAATTGTTGCCGTGCGAGAGAATAGGATATCTTGAGTATATCCTAAAACCTCGGTATTGTGGACGCCAATCAACGTGGATTCGCTGTAGTCTAGAGACTGAATACCACTTCCACCAATTTGGAATGTGGTTACAGCGGGAGATAGAGTGCTGATATTGAAATCAATATTAGTTCTAACAGGATTGACTTGAGTATTGGGTCTTAGAGTAAAGTCACCAGTATATCCATCAAGGTTAGTCTTATCAACCTTAATACCTGCAGCTTTATAGTTAATATAATCATATCTCTTCAGATAATCAGTAAACCACTGAGTATTTTGCCAAGTATAGTTAATAGCAAATGCACCTGATGTTGGCAATACAGTAACATCACTAGGTACTGTGATAGTAGTAGCTCTATTCTTAAGTCTTAGATTATCAATAAAGAATTGTCCCTGATAATCATCAGTAAAGTCTGCTGCACCAGTGCCCCATCCAGGTTGGTTAGCAATATACAAACTCTTATTGTTTAGAGCAGTATTAGGAATATTACCACTAACTACTTCAATTCCATTGATGTAAACTCTGAAGAAATTGCCAGATTTCTGGATTGCATAGAATGCCCAAGTATTATCAGCATACAGAGAGTTGACTGTGCTAGAAACTGGAGTGCTGGATTGAATAGTTGCTGCATTATTTGCAACTGCCAGTTGTAGATATCCAGTAGCAGTGTCATAACCCAACCAAAGACCACCATCAGCATCCTGAGCACCACCGATACCAACTAAAGTTTGATATGATTGAGAAAGTGTGTTGGTTTCTGTGGAATCTTTGAAGAGCATAAACTCAAGAGTCCAGTCACCAGATAACTTACCTCTAGTATCAGTATTTGTTGCTTGGAGATATGAATTATTCCAGGTAGCATTATTACCTTGCTGATATCCAAGAATTTTAAGATATCCATTAAGGAAAGATAGACCAGCACCTGTCTGTCCTACAGGAAGAATATTATAGTGATCAGTTAAATCAGTAAAGTCTGAAGTAAAGTCTAGAATAAAGTCATTTCTATTCCACTTAGTTTGACCAAACAGATAAGAGTCACCAGAGTTATCGGTTGCGATACACTCTACATCAAAACCTTCAATATTATTTTCAGACGCACCCGTTGCTTTAAGTTTGTTAGAAGTTACATTTACCTTCTCACCCTTGTAGTTAATTCTAGCGGAAGCAGAAGTAATCTCACCAGTGGTTGCAGTTTCAGTGAAAGCAACATTCAAATCACCAAAAATATCAATTTCTGCGCCAGAAGCAATTTCCATTCTTTCGCTACTGGTCAAGTATCTCTTAGACCAAACAGCTTCTAAAGATGTATTGAATTTAGCAACAAAGAATCCTTGCTGGACAGTTGCATCAGACTTGAGAGGACTATCTGCAACAACATACAATTCATTATATTCATCCAATGCCATGACTGGATTTACAACAGAGAATCCAGAATAAGCAAATTTCTTCATCGAATTAATTTCGATGATATTATTGATAAACTGCGCTTCGCCAATAACAATATCTCTATCGGTAGCAGTGTTATTTTCTGCTACTTCCATGCAGAAGTAAATTTTCTCATCAATGATAAAGAGGTCTGTTAGTTTTTCAGATGTGTTGAGACCAGCAATCTTTCTCTTACTTACAAAAACACCAGCAGTATCAATGATTGCAAGGAATCCATCATAAGGATTACCAGAGTTTGTATTGGTAAAACCACCCAGAAGATATCTGGATTCACCAAACTTCTTAATGCAAGTAACAGTATCTTCTCTGGTAGAACCTGAGATGCCTGCATATGCTCTCTGAATAGTTAGAGATGCATCTTGTCCCTCAAGATTTTCCTCATACTTCAAGAGGACGATATCGGGGTTATATGCATCGAGCAATGGTGTATTAGGACGATTACCACCAACAATCCAAATATCGTTACCATCAACTAAAATTTTGTTAAACTCAAGGTATTGATCAGATCCTACAGGTGCATTAACCTCACATGTCTTATACCACTGAAGAATACCAGCATCAGATACTTTAGCGATAAATCCAATGTAGTTGCCCGATCCATCGAGCATTTTTCCACAAACGTAGAGACTCTTGTCTGTAGCAATAAAAGTGTCATTGATAATTAGATCATTACCTGCACCTTCAAGAATAGAAACCCAATAATTGGATTTTTTGAATACCTGAGGATGACTGAGGATCAATCTAGGATTCTCTGTATATCCAGATCCAGCATTGATAATGTTAAACTGACTAATAGCACCAACATTGGAAACTACAGCGGTAATTTCAGCAGATTCACCATCACCATCAATAATTACTGTTGGGGGAATGTCTTCATTATAACCAACACCATTTTGAGTGACAATAATTTCTTCAATACCTTTATATTGACGAACGACATACTCCTTATTGGTGTTATCCATGATTGGAGTATAATCAACAAAAATCTTATCTCCAAGAATCAATTCGTGGGGAGTTGAAGTTTGAATAATACCGATATTCTTATTATCAATATTTTGATAGGTATAAGAAGAAATATTCTTACCTGTAATTTTAGATACTCGTGCAGAAACACCACTACCATCAGTATCAGTGTTATCAAATGTTAGAATATCATTTACCTGATAGTTTTCTCCAGCGTTTTCAATTACAAAGTTATTAACAGAGGCATTTTCAAATCTTGTAATAGTTTCAACTTCAATATCAACCTTAGAGTCAAACTTAACTTTAGGGAAATAATCAAATAGTTGTAGAGGAGATTCTTCAAATAGTTGATCAGGATCATCAATTTCATCTTGACTGATAATACCATCTCTATTTTCATCTTCTACATCAAATAATAGTACATCACCAGATTCCGTTGTCAGAGCATTGGAAGATGCATTTGGTGCTCTCTCAACGTCAATGTCTACATTTTCATACGGATCTCTAAAGCGAATAACACCAGTAGGAATATTTTCCTGAGTAGCATCTGTAGAGAGATTCCACTTATCTACAGTAGAATTATATTCAGGACCAATGATATAGGGGAATACTGCATTACCTGCCTCAGTATTGTCAATGGTGACAAAATAGCAATATCTACCTGTTGGGAAGTCAGGTGTTTTACAGAATCTACCATTATATTGATCTAGATCACCACTATTGAAATTAAATTCATAGTCTTCAATATACTCACCTGCAGGATGATCTGCAAGAAGAGGACCCTGCACTCTAACTGGAATTGGATTTGTAACTGGATCAACAACTAATGCATCTTTGAGAGCATAGGATGATCTCATTCTGGTAATGGTAGAACTCTGATCTGTAGGATCAGTATAACCATAGGGACCGTAAATTGGATTACCGTCAAATGCCCAACCAATAATAGGAGAGTGTGCTAACTGAGTTTCTTGCTCAACTAATTCACCTGCTTGATTGCGATTTAGGTTATCACCAAGAATAAAGCGAAGTCTTTGTGGATTGGAAATATGTGCATATTCACCACCATATTCATTGTTTAGACCTTCAAAAATATAACCTTTTGATTCATCTAGAGTGGTAGTTGCTTGTAGATTATAATTCCACTCAAACACCTGAGACGTAAATTTAGCACCACTACCAACAGAAGTCAATACAATGTTAGTAGTACCTTGGACGTATCCAATACCTCTGTTTAAAATATCAATGCTGGTTACTTTTCCTGCATTCTCACCATCAATATCAATATTTGCTTTTGCGACAGCACCAAAACCATCACCAACAATCTCAACTTCTGGTGCAGTGGTATATCCTGTGCCACCAGAAATGATAGCAACGGAAATAATTCTTCCGTTATTGACAATTGCTTGTGCAACAGCACCTTGACCAGAGGTAAGGATAACATCAGGATTACTAGTATAAGAAGATCCACCATCAATGATGTTTACTGACTTGATACCACCTCTAACCTCTGCAGTAGCAGAAGCGCCAAGACCCCCACCACCAACAATAGAAATTTCTGGTTGTGAAGTATATCCTGTGCCGCCGTTATTTACAAGAATTTTAGATACTACGCCTCTTGTAATAATAGCAGTAGCAGAAGCGCCTTCGCCGCCACCACCAACAACAGAAACTAGAGGAGAAGATGTATATCCACTACCACCATTATCAACATTAATTGCAGTGATGGATCCATCAACAGTTACATTAGCACGAGCACCAGATCCCCCACCATTTGAAATGGTAATTGTTGGAGGACTTGCTGCATCATAATTTGTGCCTGGATCTGCAATAGAAACTGCAGTTACAGGACCAAATGTTTCTTTTTCGGTAGATTTATAAGACCATGCAGAAACACCATTAACCCAAGTGCCAATTCCACCACTAGTGGCAGTATCTTTGATAGAAATCGTTTGGGTATTAAATGGAATTCTATTTAATTTTCTCTGGTTTCCAGGAAGCAACGCAGATCCTGAGAAAGGACCGATTTGATAGTTTGGAATACCTGTAGATGCAACATAAACATGCTGATCGTTGAAAAACGAGTTTTGAATGTTTGTTGTATATGGAGAGATTGCAGCATCAATAGCAGTGTTTGGAGACTTACCTTTGTTAAGGTTAACAGAGATAAGAATGTTTCCTTGTGGATTTACAAGTGCAGGAGCTGGGAGAATGTATTGGAATACTGTTGTGGAATCTCTAGAAGAAACTTCAAAAGTTCCGTTGTAGATAATTGGGTTAGCACCATAAATGGTAACTTGATCACCAACTAGCAAACCATGAGGACTTGAGCAAGTTACAGTTGCAGACTGATTATTAACACCACCAAATGTAATGTTTTCGACTTCTAAAAGTTTTTTAACATTATACAACCAAGTGTTTAACTGGGGATCTTCTGAAGTGCCACCAAGTTTAGAAACAGAGAGTTTATCACCAGGAAGATAGTAAGCACCATTATCAGAAAGAATAGTTTCTTCTGCATCAACAATACCAACAATATTCAATACTACTTCTTCAGTAGTGCCACGGTTTACAAATACTCTGAAATTAGACTGCACCTCAGTTGCAGCGTCCCAGGTTGTTTGACCCAATTCATTTGTGTCTCTAGTACATTCAATAAACTGGTTTAGAGACTTTTCTTTATATCTTACAATTTCAGTGTCACCAATAACAAACTCACCGTTTTTCTCTGGCCAACCGATTGTAGAGTCTACAGTGATAATGAGATTATCAGAATCTAGTGGCTCAGCAAGTTTTGTTTTATATGGGACAATAAAGTTTCCTTGAATTGTTTCTCTAGAGAGAACTAATTCATAAATTTGAGATTCTGAAGTATTGATAGAAATGTAGTTTTCAACTAGAGCAGATGCATCTTGCAATCTAGTATCTGCAATATCAGAAAACTGCTGCAATAGACCATCTCTAATATTTTCAGGATTACCACTTACTAAAGTAGCTCTCAGGATTGTATTAACAGACCAAGTAGATGCAGATGGTTTGATAAGTTGATCTTTTGGATATGAAATACTAACATCTTCACCATAGATCAACTTAAACAAATAAGAGACGCTATATGAAGTGCCTTTTGTAGAATAGAAAGTTTTGATGTTTTTAATTGCAGTTCTTACATCAATACTCTCGTAATCTAACTCAGGAATGCCTGGAAGATACTGATCTACAAATTTATCCAGTAATCTCTTGACGAAGAGAGCATCTAGACAAGTTACCTTAGAATCAGTTTTATGTGCGGCTGCAGAAGTCTTCCCAGAGAATTTTGCATTACCGAGCTCATCATATCCAGTGATACCTGCAGCAGCTCTAGCACAACCTTCAATTCTACATTTTTCATAACCTTCACCGCCAGAAATTACTTCAAATCCTGTAATACCACCTTGTGCTACGGTAACAGAAGCTTTTGCCTGAGGTGGATCTTGAATAACAATTTTAGGAAGGGTATCTGGACTATAACCCGATCCAAAATTAGTAACACTAATATCAGTGATTTGACCGTTAAAGATCGATGCTACTGCAGTAGCTCCACTACCACCGATATAGTTACCTAATGGATCACGACGATCATCAACAATGTAAACAGATGGAATATCATCGTAACCACTTCCACCATTGAGCAACTCAATATTTACAATTCTACCATCACCGTCAACCAAAACATTTTTAATTTGTGCTCCAGTTGGATTGACAATAATAATTTTAGGTGCCACTTCATATCCCTGACCCCGATTAACAAACTCAACTGATGCAATTGTGCCATCAGCATTGAGAGTTGTAGTTGCAACTGCATTAATGGGATTTTGACCAGTTGGAGGATCAATATAAACTGTGGGAGGTGTAGTATATCCCTGTCCAGCATCTGTTATGCTGATATTACCAATAATAGATCCATTTTGAATTTGGACAGGAGCAACCTTTGCACCGCCAGGTTGTCTAAACGTAACTCTGGGTGTAAAGGTATATCCACTACCAGAATTTAAAACCTCAAGATCAGTAACTGCACCATCAGTAACTGTTGCTTTAATTGAAGCGGGAGTGCCACCTTCTCTTGTGGGAGATTCTACAACAACTGTAGGAGGATTAGTTTCACTATATCCCTTACCACCATCAATCAAAGAAGATAACTGTACACCATCGATCAGTGCTTTGACAGATGCACCAATACCATCATCATCAATAGAATTAATACTAATCTTTGGAGGATAGTCGAATCTATATCCACTACCAACTTCGGAGACGGCAACGTTAGAAATTTCACCGTTATCATTTACGCGAGAGAATCCAACTGCACCATTACCAAAACTAGGTACAGGTGCTTCAATAGAGAACAAAGATAGTTTTCTACCGATAGATGGAGTAAAGGTAAATGTGATTTGATTACCATCAAAAGCAAAGTCTACTTTTGGAGTTAGTAGTCTACCACTGTAGATTGCAATAATATACTCATCAACAACAGGAGTATATGCTGCACTATTTCTAGTTACTGCAAAACGAGTTTTTTCTTCATCGAATGAAGCAGAAATATCATCTAGAGAGAGGATTGGATTGTCATTAAAACCATTCTGATATTGAATAGTTGTAGAAACTAAATCATCAGCAATACTTCTTTCTCTAGGAGCTACAGCAAATACAATTCTATTACCTTCAACAGTATAGTCAGTTTCAGGAATTAAAGTTTCACCGTAAACCGTAACAATTAAGTGTGCTGCACTAGGTGGTGCAACAGGAGAGTCTTGAGAAAGTAATGCAAAGTCTCTCGTAGTGCCGTCAAACTGCTCTGCAATATTTTGAAGACCAATCCACTTTAATTTTACTTCCTCGTAAGAAATACCAGGACTAAGTGCTATAGAAGGAGATTGGAATGCTCTTTCATAGAAAATAACTTCATCGTCGATAAGAATCGATCCATCTCGATCTAAGAATCTATCAACGTTTTCAAGAACAATAGTGTCTGAAGTTGCTGTGACATCATCAACAACTTTAGTCTCACCGCCAAGGATTCTTACATCCAGGTTATCAATATTAAGATAATTTAGGAATTGATTCAGAATATTCTGACCAAGACCAGTTTTTTCTTGAGACTTATAATAGTACTCTAAGAATTTATTGAATAGCGGAAAATTATCCTCAATGTACTGGGGAGTCTGTTCCGTTGAGGCTAAAGAGACTTTATTGACGGTCATTTGTTACTTCAAAAACAGGTGAGTCCTGAGAGGTCGCCAGGTGCATCGATATCGGGAAGCTCAATAACAGATGGGGTTTCTGTGAAGATATCTGGCGTAAGACTATTTAGTGGGATACTGGAAGGTGGTGTTGTGCCAATTGGAGCAACTGTGATAGTGGGCACAATGATTTCGATGATAGTTCTTGGATCTGGTGATGGGACTGTCGTAGTATTGTCAGGAATAATCTGGACAGGTACCTGATAATCATCATCACCACCTCCACCAGGAGGATCTACAATTGTGACAGGTCCAAAACAAACTTTACCAGATCCATAATCTACTGTGCCTGCGTTATCATTGATAACAACCTGCCTATTACCAGTATCCGAATAGATTTGTAGTTTACCTTCACCATCATCTTCAAAATATTGAAGGACACCAGGATTTTCTGCAGTATAAAAATGACCTGATCTAACTACAGGTGCTTTTTTACATCCTGATCCATCACCGCCTGTATTACCGCCATTGCCTGATCCATCACCGTCAGAGCCATCGCCATCTCCACCACTAGGATTACTGTCATAAAGTTGATTTCCAGTAGATCCGCAATAAGTGTTAGTTTCACCTTTTACAATTGGCAGATATAGCAATGTTGATATCTGAGTAGAAACATCGGCAATGTTTTTATCAGATAATGTAATAGCGTTTTCAAATTTAGTTTTACTAAATGTGCCGTTAAAATTATTGATTGTAGAATTTTGTGTATAGTTATTGATAGCTTCTTGAGCATTTGCTGCAATTTTATCAATATCTCTACTAGAAGTTTCTGTATCGTATGTAATGAAAAGTTTGGGGTAGATATACATAACTTTCGCATCTTCGATTACTGGTTCGATAGATGCCATAGCATATCTTCTAAGTCTCTGAGAAAGAGACTTCTTAGTTGCATCGTTTAGATCAGTGCCAGTCTTAGTTCTGATAGCAATGAAAACTTTTCCGTAGATGGGAGGATCTAACTCGTCACCACCATATGCAACAACATTCTTAGCGTTATCGTAAATGGTTTTTAGAATGACTTCATAATCCTGTGCTGTAACCGCTCTATATTGGGCAGCATACGCCTTTGGAGCGTTATACTTGATAGACTCTACAGTTTCGGGATCATCGCCATCCTGCGCCCCATGAGTGAGGGTAAATATCGCATCATTTGATGCATATGATTGACCATTACTATCAGTAAATTTACCAATAAATTGGAATGAAGATATCTCGTTTGCTGCTTTACCATTAGTGACAAGATATTCAAATTCAATAACCTCACCATCAACCAACTTTCTACCGATAACACCATCACCAAAGGTCAATTCATATCTCATATCTTCAGTTTCACTGATAAAGTAAACTCTATCAGTAGCAGTAACTTCAGTAATATTAGTTACTCTATTGTAAGTATCTGATGTTGTGCTGGTTGCGTTAGCAAATACACTGACCTTTAGTGTATTGATATCAGCATCAGAACTAGGAATAACAAACTTCTGTTTAACAAAGTTATTAACAGTATATCTAAATGTGATGATACTGCCCTCTCTCATCTTTAGAGGACCAAATTTAGCAATACCTGTAGATGGATCAGTGGTAACTGTAACAGGATCCAATCTATTCCAAGTATAAGTGCCACCCTGAGCTACTGGACCTGATGTAAGAGTAACGTTGTTTGGATATGCACCTGCAGTTTGAGTAGTTTGGAGCTCTAAATTAAAACAAGCAGTTGCTGCTGTAACCGACTTAGGAACGTAGTTAAACGCTTTTACAATATTGACGATATTGTCTCGGACGGAAGCAGAATCCAAAAATGCTTCATTCATAGACATATTTGCCATGAATGAAGAGTAGTATGTATTATATGCTAATACATCAATTAGATAGGATAATCCAGATCCTTCAAACTCGTAGTCCGTAAACTCGTCTCTAGTTTGAAGATAACTTTTGATTGAAGACTTAATATCTTCAAAATCCAGTAACGTTAAATTAGTGGGTAGCATTACGGTCTCTGTAATACGAATTGAATGGTTTCTGTCACAGGAATACCAATGATTTTATATTCCAAAGTCACATCGACAGCGTTGTTGTCATAATCTGCCTTGCATTTCAAGTCAGTTACTGTGACCCTTTTCTCATAGTTCTTAACTGTATTTAGGATCTCTACCGAAAGTGCATCAATAAGGAATGCATCCAATGGCTCAAAGAGCATAGTATAAATTCTAGATCCAAAAGTAGGATCAAATAGTTTTTCTCCAGGAGAAGTTAAAACAATATTCCGTACAGACTGTTTGATTGCTTCTGCATTTTTGACTACAGAAATATCCTTAGTAAAGGAATTTTTAAAGAAATTCATAGGAATGTCTTTAAATGTCCTTGACTTTTTATAATCAACTCCTGATATTTCTCTGAGTGCCATTCAATTGATAGTATTACCCTCAATTTATTTATCAGCGTACACAAAAAAAGACACCCGAAGGTGTCTTTGAATTATTTTCCTTGACCGCGATAACGCTTTTTAGCACTATTACGACTGGTAGCAGCATATTTGGTATGCTGACCTGCACCTTGTCGTGTTTTTTTCGGGGTCGATTCGATCATGTTGCCGCCACCCATGAGTGACCTTTTAATCTTTGCCATAATTAAATTCCTATAGTGACAGTTGGTGCGCCTACAGCGATTGTAGATAAGCATGGAGGACCCAGTGGGTCCTGTTGTCTACAAGCACGCTTACCATTGATCCAGACGCTCTTTGTGGTTGCTTTAGCGATTCTAGTATGTGCTCCACCATTTGCAAAGTCTTCAGCGGTTAAATCTGCTGTTGGACATGGTTTAGGTGGCGGAGGCGATTTACATACAAATGCAACTAATTGTGTGCATACCGACTTGTGTGGCATCAAAATATCCGCATCTAGAATAGGTGCGATACCTTCAATCAAAACAGTAGGTGATACTGGTTGAAGTGGTGCCAAAAGTTGAGGTAACCAGTGATTTGTTGCATCCATTGCAGCAACAGGTTTTTTAGGGACTGCTTTGCATGGTGTGCCACAAGAAACAGTAGCATGGATATTCGCAGGAATACAAACACCATGACCTGTGCAAGTTCCTCTATAAATTGCTGCTGGTAGTCCTCCTGATGCTGACATAGTTTACTACGCTCCTGGATAAAAGTCAAATGGGTTTCCGTATGCTTCAACAGCACTACCATATGTATTCGCAGATCTAGTGAAATTGTGTCGAATCAATAAATCACCGTTGATTTCCCAATTTCTGCATCCAGGTCCCAATACATCAGATAATGTATAAGTGAATGTTTCGGTATTCCCTTCAGAATCTGTTGATGATGAATCTGCTGTTTGTGTAATCCCTGTGCATGGGACATGACCACAACCTTCCTCCAAAACTTCACATCCAAGAGTTATCTTAAGATTAATTTTATCTTTAGAGTCTGGTCTGTATTGCTTAATGTAATATTTGGTCAATCTGCTTGCCTCTGGAAGATTTGAAAATCTTCTTTGCACAGTTTCGACCATTGGATAAGGTTGATTGGTCTGATCGGGCACATATGCTTGAATAATTTGATCTAATGAATTATTAAATGCCTTATCAACAGATCCTGTGCCTTCTTTATGTTTTGCTCGATAATTACTATCAACATTTACATCTTTATCAATCTCAGTTTCATATCCACCGTATTGATTGATAATTTCTCTAAATTCTTCAACCTCACTTTCTCTAAAAAGTCTTTGTGGAAGATCTACAATCAATCTTCTGTCAGGATCTAACTTAATTTCAGTATTTGGTTGGACAACATCAATGCTTTTTGGTTTTTGACTTTCAATTCTGATACCCTCCATTTCAATGATGTCTGGATTGGTATCATATGCCTCATAATATTCAGGAAAAGTGCCTGCACCCCTAACTTCCTCATTAAAAGTTGTAATACCATCTTGAGTAGTGTCCACACCCTCAAAAGCGACTACTTCTTCGGATCTGAGGAAATTTTTGACATATATCGCTGGTGGATAGTTAGGATGGTATCCTCTTCCGCCATTTATCAACTGCACACTCACCAATTGTCCATTAGCATCGAAAGTTCCTTCAACTTCCGCCTTTAGAGTGGTTAAATTCTCTTCTTGATCCAAACTTGCGACTCTTTCCCACCCATCTGCACTCAATTGATACAATTCGTTGGTTAAAATATCAACAACTCCGTCATTTATGTTAGCCGAAGGGAAAATAAACGACAAAACCGCATTTGGATCGTCGGGACCATAGGTAATATCGCCAAAATAAGTGCCATTTGGGTCAACTCGACCAATAATATTGACTCCATCCGCAATTGCGAGGTCAATATCGTTTTCTGCTTCAGGTGTAGTGATGTCCAACACGGGTTTTTCATACATTCTGAATTCAGGAATCCAGTTTTGACCAGGATCATCAATGGTTACACTCGTCAATGTGCCATTTTCGTCCATTTTGACGGAAATTTGCGGTTGTTTTACCTCATTATGCACGTCTGGAGAGTCTGCATCAATATCTTGGATGGTATATTGGATAGATTTATTCAAAAATTCGTAATATCCGATCAAACAAGCGCGAGTAATGATACCATATCCCGCTTTTACGGTGATTTGGTGATTACGATCACTAGTATATTGACCATCAACGGCAAAATTACTACCATTTCCGTCAACATATGCAATATGATACGGAAAATTATCAGGATCTGTGTGAAAAACGCGGGTAACAATGTGTCCATTGACAGTATCACCCTCGGTTATGAGGTCAAAACCTGGAGATCCTCCAACAGTGGCAACATCTCCAATAACAGTAACCTTAATTGAGAAGTTTAAAGTGGATGATGTGCCATCTGGATGTCTATGAGTATAAGAAAGAGGGAAAGTATCACCAACAACATAGTTAGTTCCTGTGCCCATCACCTCCAAAATCTTAATTCTAGTGCCTAAGAAGATAACTACGCCATCAGGTTGAGCCTGATCGATGATAGGCTCAATTCTAATCTTTACTCTCAGACCCTGTTTTGTGCCACTTTCTAGAATATCACCTTCATAGATCTCAAAGTCACTAAAAGACTCATCTTCTTCAATCCAAGGATTATGGGAAAGTGTAATAAACTCACCAGAATACGTTGTGGCATCCCAAGAAGGGGTGTCAATACTATCTGGACTATAGACAATATTAAGACCTAAGACCCCATCAGGAGTCGTTGTTGCTAGTTGATCATACTGAAACACGATCTTTTGACTATCGGTGCCAATACCAAACACTGTAGGGTATGGTGCATCAGGATCTCCCGTCTCATCACCATCCTCAGGATCATAGTAACAATACATCCTAGCAGGTGTGCAAGAGAATCCTGTGCAAGGAATGCACCTAGTCCCATCATTGTTAGTGGTTGATCCCCCTGTGGGAGGGGTTAGAGGGTCTCCATCGTCATCAGTGCCTGGAGTTGTATAACCTCTCCTCTCATCTTCAATCTTATAGCAAGGTGATCCAACGTTTCCACCATTAGCACCTGCATCATACAGATAGCAGAACCATGTATCACTTTGCATTTCCTCAAAAGATAGTCCACCAGGGACATAATCCATGAAGGTTGTGCAACTACCACTGACCTTTGCTACCTTTCCACAGTTTGCAGCAGGTGCTGATGATGCTCCAGTAGGTGAAGAATATCCTCTATCTCCTGGTGGGTATGGACTAAACGTCGTCCCATCATACATCAATGCATCACGAAATCGTGGCTCGAAGTTATAGTTACTATAATCTAACTCAGGATATGCATGTTTCTCCAACAACACAGCGGGATTTTCAGATGCAGGAGGAATCCTAGTCCCACAGTGTTGACTCTTCCCTAAACCACCAGAACTAAAAAATGATGGACATTCATCTCCATCGGTATGACACTGATCCATTATTGTGCTCCCTCCAGTTTCTGTAGTCTAAGATAAATCAGATCTAGGTTTTGTTTCAGTGTTAAGTGATCTTCACTATTAGTCGGTTTATATAAAATTTTATCAGGTGTCGGGAGTTTTACAATATACTCCTCAATTTGCTGCACACGATTATTCAGTGTAATAAGACACTCATCAACCATCTTATGTGCCTTCTCAAGCTCTTTCAATGCATTAGAAATGGCAATGAAGTTGTCATCAATTTCTCTGATAACACTATTCTCATCTTCAATCATACTCTGAGTAAACGCGGTGAAATGTGGTTTTCGCTGTGGACGCGCCGCAGACTACTCTTCAACTTTACGCAGTGTCAAAGTGCCTGTGACATCATCTACGTCAAATTCTAAGTCATCCCCAATAATCCATCCAAGATCTTCACAGACATCATCAGGAATTGGAAGAATTAGTTCTCCGAATTCGTCCTCTTCGATAGTGATTGTGAATCTCTTGGACATAATTTTACAGCCTATTATTAATTTGTGGGTTATCTGACGGATGATCTACTTTCCAGTCTGCCCATGTTGCTAAGACATCCTTAGCGTCCTTTGTCAGACCAGCACTGGTGCAGTAGTCAGCACACTCATATATCCGAGGATCTAAAAAACCCTCGTGCCTCAGCATCACTTCCATACACCAAACACGGTCATCTTGACGATCTTGGCGAATTTTCCAATCCATAGTGAAAAAACCTCAGGGGCAGTAATTTTGCTGGGGGGATTTTTTTATATAGGCTGTAAAAAAACTCTCTTATAATATATCGGTCGCCTGGGTACCTTTGTAGGTTAGGGTAGTGGCCGATTTTTATATTTAAGGGGGCTAATTTAACTGCCCCCAGTATAACTTTGATTGTCTCAGATGTCAAGCGAAGATGTAACCGTTGGCAAATTCTCGCTCGACGTTGTTGTCTTTAATATACCACTGAAAGTTGCGCTGATAGACACCATCGGTGACACCATTGCAGAATTCATTGATAATGGCATTGAGACGACTTTTGGTGGTAGTTGTCTGCCAACCGCCATCAAAAATCTCAAGAAAATCTTCTCCGAGGACTGCAATCTTATTGCCATGAAGACGAACAACTGAGGTGTTGTTTTCTTCGTTGAAGTGTACCGAAGTGTTACCAGATTGCCAAGACTTGCTGTTAGCGAGTGCAGAATTCATCTGGGTTTCGATCTTACGCATGAGAGACGATTTGAGAGTGATTGTTGTGTGTCGGGGGTGCTTCCCTTCCACTCCTTTAATATAACCCATCAGGGGGCATATGGGTGGATCTGTGGACACTTATCGTAGTGGCACAGAACTACTAGGCAACCAAGTTTTTATCGTCTATAGTCATAAACCATCGAATCTGTTTGAGATAATCAAAGGGAGACATTCTTGGGGTGACAGGATAACTTTCTCCCCGTCCCTCTCTAACACCATCGACAAACAATTCGAGGTCATAGATTGAATCAAACTCTCCAACCATTTGTTTCTCTTCATTGAAGATAATGTACTTCATGTGCTTATCAACCCTGGCAGTGTTATTATACACTACTCTCGGAGGATTGTCAAGGGGTTTGTTACACATTCGGATTGCTAATCTGTGAGGGGTTGCGTATCGTTAGGAAACGTGCTAAGACTACAATTCCTGAGAAGATTATCAGAGAAATACAACACAAACATAGATTTATTTACACATTTAATTAAATCCCGCGTTTTCCACAGTTTGATACTTTCTTTGTGGAAAACCTGTGGAAAATGATAGAAACTGTTTCTCTGAGGGTAATAGCAATGTAGGATAATTGCTCTTCAGTTGTTGTGGAAAACTTCGATCTCTTTCCAATGCTCGTTGAAAACAAGGAGGCAAACTTCGCGTTGATTGTTGAGACAATGGGGATCATCATTTTGAATGGTTTTGATACAGAGAGTGCAATATCTATCGGAGATAAACCTTATCACCCCTGTGTGATCTTTCCATCTTACGTTATCACCTACAGAGAAAAGAGTTGTTGGAGTGGATTCACTTTGGGTGGTGGCATTGCTGTCCATTTAGTTGTCAATGAGGGGTCAATGATTGTGCCTGGTTTCTTGCTATTAATTGGTGAATGAATAGCGTTTGTTTTCTTACATATAAACCCCCAGATTGTCCTTACTTGATCATTGGTGTAATTATACATGTTTTTGGGGTGGATGAGATAAACCGCGTCAAACTTTTTATTGAATTGTAATACTTGATAGTGAAAGTTTGGCGGAGGAGTGTGCAAGTTGAATTCATTCAAATGACCAAGCATCTGTTTTTGTTTCATCGTTTGTTACACTTTTTGAGGGTGATGTAAGCATGACTGGTGTTTCATCTGCTTCGGGCAAAAGATCAATCAAAGTATTCTCATCATACAAATCTACGATCTCTTCGGTTACATCGTCCCACGTCATCTTCTCATACTCACGTTGCAACAAATCATAGCACATTTGCTCCATGTCCTTGTAATCGAGACCGTCGATAATGTGCATCACATAGTTGTCAACCAGTTTGTCGAAATCTTGCTGATTGGGAGATTGTTGGGTCATGATTTTAGTCAAGAAGAGAAATGTCGTAGGAGG